TCTTTATGCCATAAATATCCAAGGCATATACAATTTATATTTACTGGTGGCAGAAACAAATCTTTAGATATTATACCTAAGTTATTATATCATGGTAAATCGCTTTGGCAGGTAGATTTACAATACTATTTAGACAATGAGTTGGGAAACAGGCAATCAAAAAGAACGCAAGAACTATCTTATATCCAATGAAGAGCTTCTAAAAAAAGAAGGTTTTCTGGAAGAAAGAGAAGCTAAATTGCTGTTCTATCAATTTTTAAGAAATAACATTACGTTCTCAACAGATTTGATTACGGGTGTTAAATTATTTCCGTTCCAACATATGGCTATCAAAGGCATGTTGGAAAGCGATTATTTTCTAGGAGTATGGTCGCGTGGTATGAGTAAATCTTATACTACAGGTATTTATGCTGTACTTGATGCGATATTAAATCAAGGAGTTGAGACTGGAATATTGTCGCGTTCATTTCGTCAGTCTAAAATGATATTCAAAAAGATAGAAGATATTGCCGCCAAGCCTGAAGCCTACCTTTTAAAACAATGTATTACGCACGTTTCTAAATCTAATGACGAATGGGTAATGGAAATAGGTAAAAGTCGCATACGCGCATTACCTTTGGGTGATGGTGAAAAGCTTCGTGGTTTTCGTTTTCATAGAATCATTATTGACGAGTTTTTATTGATGCCTGAGCGTATTTATAATGAAGTCATTGTTCCGTTCTTGTCTGTAGTACAGAATCCAACACAACGAGAAGAGTTGTATAATCTAGAAACTCAATTAATTGCTAAAGGAGAAATGAAAGAAGAAGATAGATACCAATGGCCTAATAACAAATTAATAGCTTTGTCATCTGCTTCTTTTAAATTTGAGTATTTATATAAATTATATGAACAATATGAAACATTAATAGCTAATCCAAAGAGTAAAGACTCTACTAGACGTTGTGTTATGCAGTTTTCATACGATTGCGCTCCTCAACAGCTATACGATCAGAATCTTATAAATCAGGCAAAAGCAACAATGAGTGAGTCGCAATTTTTAAGAGAGTTTGGCGCACAATTTACTGATGATAGCTCAGGTTATTTTAAAATTTCAAAGATGGCATTATGCACTGTTCCAGATGGAGAGATGCCAGCAGTAGAAGTAACGGGCAATTCAGAAGATGAATATATAGTTGCCGTTGACCCTTCGTGGTCAGAAACAGAATCATCAGACGATTTTGCTATACAAATATTAAAAATAAATAAAGAGAAGCAAATAGCCACATTAGTACATTCTTATGCATTATCTGGTTCGTCTTTGAAAGATCATATTAAATATTTCTTATATGTATTACAGAATTTTAATGTTGTAGCTATTTGTATGGACTATAACGGCGGTGTTCAGTTTATGAATTCTTGTAATGAAAGCGAATTGTTTAAAGACGCTAAGATTAATTTGAAATCAATGAATACAGAGTTCGAAAGACCAGAAGAATATGCTCAGAATCTTTATTCTGCCAAATCTGAATATAATAAATCTGAATTTAAATATGTTTTCTTAAGAAAGCCAACTTCTGGTTGGATACGTTTAGCAAATGAGTTATTACAAGCTAACTTTGACCATAGGCGCATATTCTTTGCTAGTAGAGCTATTGATGATAATTTTAGATCTCAGACTAGAAAGCGAATAGGTATATCAGATATCAAATTCTCAAACGTATTAGACTCTGAAAAAGAAAATGAAGAAGCTAAGATGATTGACTTTGTTGAACATTTGTCAGATATGATACTTTTGACTAAAACTGAGTGCGCTTTAATACAAATAACCACTTCTGCACAAGGTCTGCAAAACTTTGATCTTCCTGCTAATCTAAAACGTAAATCAGGTCCAGATAAACCAAGAAAAGATAGTTATTCTGCATTGGTTTTGGGAAATTGGTTGGCTAAAATATATTTTGATATGAATAACACTCATGTTGATGATGTTATGGAGACATTTGAGCCGATGTTTATTGCTTAATAAAGTTAAAAAGTCACTTTGAAAGTTAGAATGTGTAACTATTATTAATATGAGTCGTAAATATACAAAAAGATCAGACTATTGGAATCAATTCAGCGGCGGTCAAAACAACTCTGATCACAAAGCTTCACTAGAAGATCTAGTAAAAACTGATAGTTCTGAGCCAGCTTTGGTAGGCGACCCATTTTATACCCACGCTTCAAATGCGAGTTATGAAAGAACTTCTGAAGAAGGTACAACAGGTATCAGAAGAAACTTGGCTTATGTAGGACCAAAAATTTATAAATATGGTAATATTCGTGAAGGATTATTACCATTCGAAAGTTCTATTAATGGATACAATATTCGTGATGCAATTGAATTATGTCAGAAAGCATATGCTAATGTAGCTATTTTTAGAAATGCGGTTGATATCATGTCAGAATTTGCGAATGCTGAAATATATTTAGAAGGCGGCAGTCAAAAAGCTAAAGACTTCTTCAATAAGTGGATGAAGTATGTAAAGCTTTGGAATGTTAAAGATCAATATTTCCGTGAGTATTATCGAAGCGGTAATATTTTCTTTTATAAAATAAATGCGAAATTTGAAATAGATGATTTTCAGAAAATCTTAGAGACATATGCTAATTATGATGGTCAGTCTTATACAACAGACGTTAGTTTGCTAAACTATCCTACTAGTTATAATGTAAAGAACTCTATTCCTGTTCAATATACATTGTTAAATCCATATTATGTTACTGTAAATAGAACTAGTTCTTGGAAAGCGATGTTGTATCAGAAAGTTCTTTCAGAATATGAATTAGAAAGACTTCGCACTCCTAAAAACGATCATGATCAAATGATTTTTGATCAATTGGATGAGCAGACTAAAGACAAGATCAGAAATGGTCAATGGGCTAGAGATGGTTTAAAGATTCAACTTGATCCAACTAATGTAATTTATTCCTTTTATAAGAAACAAGACTATGAACCATTTGCTATTCCATTTGGATTCCCAGTTTTAGATGACATTAACTTTAAACTTGAGATGAAAAAGATTGATCAAGCTATTTGCCGTACTATCGAAAATGTTATTCTTCTAATTACATTAGGAACAGAGCCTAGCAAGGGTGGAATCAATCATAAAAATATAAAAGCAATGCAATCATTGCTTAATAATCAATCTGTTGGTCGTGTTCTTGTTGCTGATTATACTACAAAAGCTGAATTTATCATTCCTGATCTAAACAAGGTTTTAGGTTATGAGAAATACAAGATTGTTAATGAAGATATCAAAGAAGGTCTACAAAATATATTAATTGGATCTGAAAAATTCTCTAACACTACAGTTAAAGCTCAGGTATTTTTTGAAAGACTAAAAGAAGCAAGAAACGCATTCTTGAATGACTTTTTACAACCTGAATTAGAACAGATTTTTAAGAATCTTGGTTTTAAAGGTAAGTGTCCAAAAGCAAAATTTGAAGAAGTATCTATTAAGGATGAAACTCAATTTAATAGAGTTGTAACGCGCATGATGGAGCTTGGTATTCTTCCTCCAGAAGAAGGCTTGAAGGTTATCGAAACTGGTATTTATCCAACTACAGAAGAGTTGGCCGCTGCACAAGAGAGATTTGTAGCTGATCGTGAGAAAGGTTACTACAATCCAATAGTTGGTGGCGTTCCAATGATTCCACCAGCGATGCCAACTGGTGCTGCTGCCGGTCCATTACCAAAAACTAAAACACCTAATGAAAGAGGTCGTCCAGTAGGAACTACAAAAGCTAGTGTTTTTGCTAAAGATGCAATTGCTAAAGTTATGGATGAAACAAAGAAGCTATATGCTATTGTAGAAACTGCTCTAAAGAAAAAATATAATAAAAAATCTTTAAATGCAGATCAAAAACAATTAGCTACTGGTATTAGCGAAGCTATTATTGTAGGTTGCGAAAGTGGAACTTGGAACGAAGTAGTAGGTAAAGTATTAAACGATCCTACGCAACTTGATAAGTTAGGAATACTAACTGATATACAAAATATGGCGGCAGAACATCAATTAGATGCATATTCTGCGGGTTTATTATATCACAGCACTAAGTATTCTGTGTAAAAATTAATTATATGTTTAAGTATAGAACAACTTTTGAAAATATAGTAACGGCTTCGCTTAATTTTGATCAGAATATTTTGTTATCCGAAGCTTCTCTTGATTCATTAAAAACTTTAATACCTAAATCTGTTAATTTAGATAAGAATGTTGATTTAGTTGGGGCTGCTTTTAATGCTGCTTTAGTAAATAAGTTTAATAAAAATGGTGATGGTATTGATACAAATACCGCAATTGCATTTAAGAAATATTTTATTCATAAGCCAACAAATATTGAACATAAGAAACAAAGAGTAGTTGGACATATTGTAAATTCTGCATTTTCTAGCTATGGAGAGAATCAAATATTAACTGATGAACAGGTTAAGGGTTCATTAGATCCATTTAATATTGCTTTAGCTGCCGTAGTATATAAAACTGTAGATAGAGACTTTGCTGATGCTTTAGTTGACTCTAACGATCCAGAATCTAATTTATTTAGAAGAATAAGTGCAAGTTGGGAGATCGGTTTTAATGAATATGTTGTAGCTGTTGGAAGTGATAATTTAAAAGATGCAGAAATAATCACTGATCAAAAACAATTAATTGAATTCAAGAAATATCTTAGAGGTTTTGATGGTAATGGTTATATGAATGATGGAACTCCTGTATATCGTTTAGTCACAGGAAGAATTTATCCTTTAGGTATTGGTTTTACTACTAATCCTGCCGCAGATGTTCAAGGAGTTGTAATTGACGATGGAACTTCTGATAATAATATAGATAATGAAGAAAATGAAATAGAAGATGATAACGAAGAAACAGAAGCTGAATCGATTGAAGTAAATACACTAGATTTATTAAAGATTAAAGATAAAAATTTTTCACAAGATCAAAAAGAGACTGTAAATAATACCAAAACTAAAACTATGGATTTAGAACAAATACTATCCGCATTAAAGACAGTCCTTGCTGAAAAGCAAGAGACTACCAAATTTAGTGAAGAAGCTGTTGCTTCTATTTCTGCTGAAATCGCAGAACGCATTAAATTAAAGAACGAAGAAATCAAGGCTGAAATTTCAGCCGCTGAAACCGCAAAGCTTCAAGCTTTAGCTGAAACCGAAAAGGTTAAGAAAGAACTTGAGGAGAATAATAATAAGCTAAATGAAACTTTAGCTAGACTAGGCGAACTTGAGAATACATTAAGCGCTCAAGCCGCTCAAGAGATTTTTAATTCTAGAATGTCAACCCTTGATTCGGAATACGATCTTGATGAGATTGATCGTAATTTTCTAGCCAAGGAAATTAGCGCTCTAGAAAAGAGTGATGAAGCATTTGCTTCATATAAGGAAAAGCTTGCTGTTGTTTATAGACACAAGAGCAAAGCTTTCAAATCTGAACAAGATAAAGCTTTCCAAGATCGTCTTGAAGCCGAGTTGGCTAAGAGATTAGGTGAAGTCAAGGCTCAAGCTAGTGTTACAAAGGAAGCTGTTGAAAAGACAGTCGCCGTTGAAACAGCTTTAGCAAATGCAAAGCCAGAAGAGTCTTCTATTCCCGCTCAGAACGTTAACCCAACTGAAGGCAAGGGATCTTGGAAGGAAAAGTTCAGCAAAGCTTTCAGTAAAGAAAACATAACAATTAAACTTTAAAGTATATGTCACTAAGATTATACCCATTCAGACAATATAGCGAATATGATGTCGTAAATCTATTCGCCAGCGACACAGTTGATACATTGCCATCTACAAATGGTAATGGTTCTGCTGGTGTTTTCGTTAAAGTATCCGCTGGTAATTTGGATCTTGATCCTATTACCTACGCTACTAATGATGCAGTTCTAGGAAAAACTGATTATCCCTTCTTGGGCGCTGCTCAGTATCCTTCTGTACCTCTAACCTTCACTGCGGCTACCACAGGCGCTCCTGTTCTTGGTATTACGCTTAACCAAACTCTACTCACTGATGAAAATGGTGAGAAGCTTCTTTATAACCCAATCAAGAGAGCCGAACTACAAGCTGTTCTTTCTGGACAAGCTGTACCTGTAGCTACTCGCGGTATCTTCACTCTAGCCGATACAGCTATTGACTGGGTTGATGCCAACATGGCTCCAAACTCTCACTTGTTGGTTTCCATCAATGCCGGTAAGGTTACTGGTTTGAGTTCAGTTAACAATGGTCCTGCCCTAAGTGGTAACTATACAATCATTGGTCGCATTTTGGCTACTGGTAGCCGTGCAAGCCAAAATGGTAAGAGCGATTATTTCGCTGGCTCTACTACTGCTGGAGCTAAGTA